GCGAAGACTGTGATAATGTTGTTAATGTGAAAACAGAAGAACATTCACAAGTCGAAAAAATTCAAAATAGTGAAGACGCAATTAAAAGCGAAAGTCTGACTAAAGAGCTTCACGAAAATTCTGATAAGGAGAAAAACAAAATGGCTGATCAAGTCGTAGATACAATCGATCTTACCGAAGCTGCACCAGCTGAAGAGATCAAAAAAGAAGCACCACGTGCTCAAGTGTCTGAGCCTGCAGTTGCTGAACTGGTTCAAAAGACCGGTGAAGCTATCGTGAAGGAAGCAGACGCTGCTGACCAGCAGATGCTGGTTAAAGGTGATAGCAATACCGCTTACACCCCACGTGAATCTGAGCAAGTTGCTGAACTGAAAGCTCAGATGGAAAAGTATCAGGAAGAAATCGCTGCACTTCAGCGTTCCAAGATGCATTATCAAGAGAGCACTCGTAAAGAGCAATTCTCTGAAAAAGAAATGGCAAACGCCGTTCTTGTTGCAAAACTGTTAAACAAGCGTGACGTCTTCGACACCAAATATGGTGCTCGTATGAAGGCTGTCACATCTGTAGACCAGTTCCTTAGCAACTTCTCTAGCAACATTTATACGGAAATGGAACAGCAGCTCGTTGTTGCTCCAATGTTTAACCGTATGGCTGTTGATGCGAAAACATTCCGCGTACCAGTCGCTGACGAAGACACTGATGGTGATGTTGCAATGTTTGCCTCTGGCACATTTGCTACTGGCATTGCCGAAGCCACACGTGTCCCAACTAGCAACCAGAATACCATTAGCTCAGTGGACTTCACTCCACATAAGTTTATGGCAACTACTCACCTCGCAAAAGATGAAGAAGAAGACACAGTTCTTCCTCTGCTCGACTTCTTACGTGCAGCTGCGACTCGTCGTTTATCACGTGCTATTGATAAGTCAATCTTGCGTGGTACTGGTGCTCTGACTGGATTTACAGCACAGCCTACCAACGCTATTACAGCTGGTACTGGTTACGCTTCTGTCATTGAAGGTATTACTAACCTGACAGGTGACGTAGGCGCTGGCCTGACTGTGGACACAGGTTCTGCAAACGATAAAGCTGATCCTTCAGATATCGCTGCAGCCCGTACTAAGCTTGGCAAATATGGCCTTCAGCTTGGTAACGACCTGGTGTACATCACATCAATCGAAGGTTACAACAACCTTGTAACAACTTCTGACTTCCAGACAGTTGACAAGTTTGGTCCTAACGCTACCTACCTCACAGGTTCAGTTGGTGCCGTTTACGGTATCCCAATTGCTATCTCTGAGTTCATGGATAACGTTGGTACTCAAAACAACGATATCGGTGTCCTGCTTTATAAGCCTGGCTTTATGATTGCAGAACGTCGCGGTATCGAGATTGAGAGCGAGTACGAACCACGTCAGCAGGTTACTGCAATGTACATGAGCACTCGTATTGACTTTAAAGCTCTTACGACTAACTCAAGTGCAGCTCTTGACGCAACCAACTACAGCTACGCTGTTACAGTTGAGTGTGGAGCCTAATCTTAGGATTCACATCTTTGAACTACACAGGGGGAGGCGGTCATCGCCTCCCTTTTTAATATAAGGAGAATTATATGTCATCTATTCCAAATGATATTAAAACTGCCGAAGCGGCACGCCATTGGTTAAGAGTTAATGGTCACAGTGAAGAACGTATTGAATCTGTACTTGCTAATTGGTCTGCATTAGAAGAATCTGCTCCTATTATCGAGCCTGATCCTGTTGTTGAGGAAGAGGACGATGAGTGGGAATATGAAGATGAAGATCTTGATGAGGAAGAATAGGAAATAAAATGGTAGATCGTTTAGAAGAGAATCTCGGAAAATATCCCTATGTAACGCTCGCTCAAGTAAAAGACTACTTGAGTATTAGTTCTACGTCGTCTGATGCAAGATTATCAAATATCATTAATTACGCAACAGGGGTAGTAGAGCATTATATTGGTCAAGAACTTTTAGCTAATGATTATGTAGAAGTGTTTGATGGGGGTAAAACCTCAGTTATGGTTTCAAGACTACCTCTTTCTAACGTCTATCAAGTTTCTGAATTTAATGGAACTGAGGATGTAATTTTAGCTGATCCAACTACAATTGGACGACCTGTAAGAACACAAGATACTCAAGCAGTTTCTTTAAGTTTTAAAAACGATGCACACTTAAACTCAAGAGTAAAAAAATTTGGAAAATCTTCTCTTGAAGTAGCTTTAAATGATTTAGTCTCAGGAGACATTCCTGAAAACTTAGAATTCGAAGATGGTGATTTTACAGTTGAATTATTTGTTCGCAGTGATGCAGCGACTCCACCTCAAAACAACCTTATCAGATTTAATACAGATGCGACAAATTATATGGAATTTGGTTTTGATTCTAACGATACAACAATTTTTCAAAGTCGTTTTGGAGGAGCTTCTACTTTAGTAAGAGGTACAGGAGTTACAACAACTGCGAATTATGTTCCAAGATTTTTTACACACGTAGCATGGTCTTTTGATTCACAAAATCAACGACTATATACTCATTTAAATGGTAATTTATTTACTAATGCAAGTTATACTGAATCAAACCACACTTTTACAGCAAATGTGGAGATAGGCGGTAATTTTGCTGGATATATTGATGAAGTAAGATTCTCTAATAAAGCTCGATATAAAGAAGCTACTATTACTCCTCCAACACATCGTTTTAGACCTGATGGTGAGACTGTATTTTTAACACATTTTGATGGAAAAAATAAAGATACCGAAGCTACTGACGTTCATAACGCTACAAATGAATATAATTTTTCTCGTGACATGGGTGAAGTGACTAGAGATACTGGAGCAGTAGGTGTTCGTGGAACCTATCCTACTGTTCGTAATAGCTATCCAGCACTTACCCTTTCTGGACCACCAGGTTTCTCTCCATTTCCGTCAGGTATCAAGGTTGATTATAGAGCTGGGTATGAATCAGGGGAGATTCCTCAAGATATTCAATTAGCAACTCTTGATATGATAAAACTCTTATATAAACAAGACCAAGAAAAGAAAGGTTTTTCCTTTGAGGGTGAACGTGGTGATAATTATCCTCTTGCTGGTAATTTTCCTCCACATATCCGTAGAATTTTAGACTTATATAGGATCATCTTGTAATGACTCTTAAGATTGATTCTAAACTTTTAATTGACGGTAAGGATCAATCAAAAAACTTACGAGATGCTTTTTCTATCGCTGTCAAAGAAATAAAAGCAGGCAAGATAAAAAAGAATATTACTGTCCGTCGCGCTCTTACTAATAACCTTAGAAAACTTTCAGACTTTTTAGCAGGTGAAGGTCCGGGAGCTATTCAAGGCTTTTTCGGCGAACCAAAAGATAAAAGTGCTTATTCTAGTGCAAAAGCTGCTCCAGATGTTGAGGCTGATTTAGAAGCTTTAGATCAAGTTTTAGGCGAGAATGTAAGTAAACGATTGTCCTTTGATCCAAACTTAACCCCTAAAGATAAAAGAACAGTAGAGATTAAGCAACAGGCTTCAAAAAGTAAACAAATTACTTTCACAGGAATATCTATAGCAGGTTTTGAGAATGTTTCTACACGCGGTCTTGATCCGATTAGGCGAGAAGATAAGACACGTGAGAAATTAAATCTTTCAAGTGCTAAGAAAGATCAACAAGTAATATTTGATTGGTTATATGGATCAGGAGACTCTTTTAGAAAAGCTCTCTATGCTGCCGCATTTGAAAAAATGCAAAATTTACTTGTCTTTGTTTATGTAGATCAAAAAGGATCTTTAAGGCAATCTACACAAGTAAAAATCATCCCTGGATTTATTAAATATGTTGAAGAAGCTACCCGTAATAAAGCACAGGCTCAAAGATATTTTGTAGTAGAAGTTCGTGATGATAATTTTACTCTTCGTACCACTCCTCTTTTTGATAAACTTATAGATGATAAATATGAAGATGTAACTACACAAGTCTCTAAAGCACTTGTACAAGACTTTTCTCAAAATTTGGTTGACTACTTTACTAAAGGAAAAGCAAACACCGAAATAAGAAAGGCACTAGGAGCTAAATCTCAATACACTCTTGTTCAGGTTGTAGCTGAACTTCTATTTATAGCTGCTGAATTTGATCCTCAATATGGTGGCGATCCTTTAGAGATTAGATTTGAGAAAGGTGCCCAAAAATTTGGTCCATTAACTGTTCCAGCTAAGAGAGGTAGGCCCAGAAAGAGAGCACTGAAAGATCCTATTCAAGAAATGGTCAGTGTTCAACAAATAGAAGCCTTAGCCCGTAGACTGTTTAGGTCTAAAATGCCAAAAGGGATTCCAGGTGGCCCTCCGCCACCTAGACCGGAAATACTTACAGAACGTACTGGTAGATTTGCAGAGTCTTTTAGGGTAACTAAGTTTAATCAGAAAAAAGGATTTCTTGAATATACTTATGATCCGATCTATAATGTTTTTGAGAGCGAGCGTAGGGCTCCAAGTAAATTAATAGAGCAGCAAGGTTTAAGACCTGCTGTTCAACAGCTTGTTGGTAAGTATTTCAGGTTTATAAGAAGGTAAGGTTATGGCCCAGTCTAGACGAACAGAAATAGTTGATTTTGTCGTAACTCAACTTAAAGAGATAGATGGAGGAGTTTCTAGCTTTAATCCCTCATACACTTATACTCAAAATGTTTTTAATAATGTTTTTCGTAGAATTAAATTTTTAGACGAAGTTAACGACTTTCCAGCTCTCTACGTAAGCGCAGGGACCGAAATTCGAGATTTTAATTCTAAAAGTTTGACGGTAGCGACATTAGGCGTTACCATAAGAGCATACGTATTCGGAGAAGATAATTCTCAAAGCCTCGTAGATGACATTACTCAAGATATTGAGCACGTTATCTATTCAATCGGAGACCATCCTGATAAAGGTATACTAGATATAACTATAGATAGTATAACCTCAGATGAAGGATTAGCAACTCCTTATGGATTAGCAGAGGTTGAATTAACATTAGTCTATAGATTAGACGGATAAGGAGAAAAAGAGATGGCATCTCTAAATTTACAAAGAAATTCTGAGGTATTTTTGTCCACAGTTGACTTGCTCAACGGTGCTGCTGTCACTGCTATGACACCAGAAAATACTTGGAAACTTGAGGTCTTAGCAGGATTTGCAGCAACATCGTCTTCTG